CTTTAAAGGCTGTTTAGAGTCATATGAGGACAAAAGAGAAATCTTTGAAGATAAAGCTTGACTTTTGAGCAAATCTGTGGTATAATAATAGTCTATATAGATAACAAAGTAGAAAACATAAAGCATTACAGAATCTGTACCGCGCTGTTACAGTTAAATTATTATAGTTATTACTTTAACGAACGTCTGTTGTTGTACTGTAATGAGCTGTTGTCCTTAACTGTTGTTAGCTGTCTTTGCACTGTTAAGCTGTTGTGAGCTGTTACAGCACGATTTAGATTCTATATAGACTTGTTTACCATATTGTTTACTAAATAGAAAAGGTGGCTGGGTGGCTGACGAAAGTGAAACAAAGCTGAAGCGTGGCAGGCCCACTAAGGCTGCTGTGAAGGCTAAGAAGAAAGGATCACGTGGGGTCATGGGACGACCTAAGGGTGACGCTGCAGTTATCAATGAGTATAAGGCTCGGATGCTGGCTAGTCCAAAGTCTGCCAAGGTTCTCGAAGCAATCTTTGACGCTGCCTTGGATGATGAACATAAAAACCAAGCAGCAGCCTGGAAGATCGTTGTTGACCGTATTGCACCTGTATCGGCATTTGAAAAAGAGTTTCTCAAGGAAAAAGGTAGTGGGCAGATCCAAATTAATATTAGTACAACTGAAGCACCAAAGATTGATGGTGAAGCTGTAGAGGGAGATTTCGTTGACGTTTAAATACTTTACATTGGATGAGTTCCGTTGTCAGCAGACAGGAGAAAACAAAATTGATGAAACCTTTGTTGCTCTGTTGGATGACCTGAGAAGCCGTTGTGGTTTCCCTTTTGTTATAACGTCAGGGTATCGAAGTCCTTTTCACACAATTGAAGCAAGTAAAAACGTACCAGGAATGCACACCAAAGGTATTGCTGCTGATATAGCAATGAATGATAGCAGAAACAGATATGTTTTGGTACAGCAGGCACTTTCTATGGGCTTCAGTGGTATAGGGATTGGACGAGACTTTGTACACCTAGATACTAGAGACACGCCTACTGTTATGTGGACGTACTCCTAAGAATGGAACTTGACATTGCATTCACCCCTTGGCAGACAGAGGTCTATGAAGACCCTGCCAGATTTAAGGTAGTAGCCGCAGGACGACGCTGTGGTAAGAGTTACCTTGCGGCTTGGATGCTGTTGCTTAACGCGCTACAGTCAAGTAAGGGTTGGTCTTTCTACGTTGCGCCTACACAGGGACAGGCACGACAGATTATGTGGAAGGTTCTGTTGGAGATCGGCCATAAGTTTATCGCCAAGGCTCACATAAACAATTTAGATATTGAGTTGATAAACGGACAGACGATTGGGCTGCGAGGTGCAGACAGACCAGACACTATGCGAGGTGTTGCACTAAATTACCTTGTTATGGATGAGTATGCAGATATGAAGCCAGAGGTCTGGGAAGAAGTCCTAAGACCTACGCTAACAGATATTAAAGCTCCTGCACTGTTTATAGGGACACCGAAGGGTCGTAATCATTTTTACGATATGTATTCATCAGCAGACTTAGGTGCAGATGGTTTTGCTAATTGGTCAGCGTATCATTATACATCTTATGATAATCCATATCTACAGATAGAAGAGATAGACGCGGCTAAGGCTTCGATGTCCTCTCATGCATTTAGACAAGAGTATATGGCATCGTTTGAGGCCAAAGGCTCTAATATGTTTGAGGAGTCTTGGATTTCCTTTGGTGAGAAACCAGAGACAGGCTCTTATTTCATTGCTTGTGACTTAGCAGGCTTTGAAGAATTAGGTAAGAAAAAGAACACTAGACTAGATAACACAGCTATTGCTGTTGTTAAAGTTAACGAAAACGGTTGGTTTGTTGAAGACATTATCACTGGACGGTGGACGCTTGACGAGACTGCACTAAAGATATTTAAGGCTGTTGAGAAGTACCAGCCTACCGCTGTAGGAATCGAGCGTGGTATAGCAAAACAGGCTGTTATATCACCACTGTCTGATCTCATGCGTAGGTACAGTCGTTACTTTAACGTGGTAGAACTAAGTCATGGCAACAAAAAGAAAACTGATCGAATCATGTGGGCGTTACAGGGTCGGTTTGAAAACGGATTGATTAAGTTAAACAAAGGTGATTGGACTGCACAGTTCTTAGATGAACTATTCCAGTTTCCAGATAAGTTAACGCATGATGACATGGTTGATGCACTTGCATATATTGATCAGTTGGCGCAGGAGTCTTACTTCTATGACGACTATGAAGACGATCCCTGGGAACCAGCAGACGCAGTAGCGGGTTACTAAATTTAAAGAGGCTTGATATGGCAGATTACGAAGATGTAAATAAGGTTGACCCGTTGATGATCGAAGAAGACCTCGCGGAGTGGGTAATGACTAAGTGCGAAGACTGGCGCGACAATTATACAAGCAACTATGAAGAACGCTTTGAAGAATACTACCGCCTCTGGAGAGCTATCTGGGATCCCTCGGATAAGCAACGCGCTTCTGAACGCTCTAAGATAATCAACCCTGCACTCCAGCAGGCTGTTGAATCTTCCGTAGCAGAAATCGAAGAAGCTTCTTTTGGTCGTGGTAATTGGTTTGATGTGTCGGATAACCTTGGTGGTGAGAACATGCACGATGCTCATTTCCTTAGAGAGAAGTTAACTGAGGACTTTGCCAACACTCGTGTACGCCAGGCAGTAGGTGAAGTCTTACTAAACGCTGCAGTGTACGGAACAGGAATAGCTGAGATCGCTATTGAAGAGATTAAGGAGATGAAACCAGCAACTCAGGAGGCTATGGATGGACAGCTACAAGCCTTCGGTGTTGAGATTATGGACAGAACAGTTGTTAAAATGCGACCGATACAGCCTCAGAACTTCCTTATTGAGCCTGTTGCTACCTGTATTGAAGATGCAGTTGGTTGCGCCGTAGATGAATTTGTTAGTACACACTACGTTGAAGATTTAATGGAACGTGGGATATACAGGGAATGTGTCCTTGAGAATGCCCCAACAGATACCGACCTTGAACCCGATGATGACTTGACTGTGTATCAGGATGACAAGGTTCGGTTAACTAAATACTACGGCCTTGTTCCTCGTGAACTGATCGAAGAAGAGGTAGACGGAGTAGAAGGAACGTCATCAATGGTTGAGGCTATTGTTGTTATTGCCAATGGTGGTAAGCTTTTAAAGGTAGAAGAAAACCCCTACATGATGCAGGATCGTCCTGTTGTTGCTTTTGCGTGGGATACTGTCCCTGGTCGGTTCTGGGGCAGAGGCATTTGTGAGAAGGGTTACATGAGCCAGAAGGCACTTGACACAGAACTACGCGCTCGTATTGATGGACTTGCATTAACAATACACCCGATGATGGCTATGGATGCATCTCGTATGCCACGTGGCGCTAAACCTGAGATACGCCCAGGTAAGACCATCCTAACCAACGGTGATCCCAACACGATACTACGCCCATTTAACTTTGGCACACTAGATCAAAACACGTTTAGCCAAGCTGCTGTTTTACAACAGATGGTACAGTCCTCTACTGGCGCTATAGATTCCACAGGTATTAGTGGCAGTATAAACGGCGAAGGTACAGCAGCGGGTATCTCTATGTCTCTTGGTGCTATCATCAAACGACATAAGCGTACTCTGGTTAATTTTCAACAGGGATTCCTTATTCCTTTTGTTAAGAAGGCTGCTTACCGATATATGCAGTTCGACCCTGAAAACTATCCAGTTAAAGATTACAAGTTTAACGCCACCTCTTCACTGGGCATTATAGCTCGTGAGTACGAGGTAGGTCAGTTAACTCAGCTACTTCAAACCATGTCTCCAGACAGTCCCATGTATCCAGCGTTGATTCAGAGTATCGTTGAGAATATGAACCTGAGCAACAGAGAAGACCTGATCGAGACCTTGCAGAAGGCAGCAGAACCCAACCCAGAAGCTGAACAGATGCGTCAGCAACAGGAACAAGCCGCTCTTGCATTCCAGCAAAGTCAAACTGATGCAATTAACGCACAGGCAATGGAGTCGCAAGCGAGAGCACAGAAGTACCAAACTGAAACTCAACTGATGCCTATCGAACTTGAGATTAAGAAGATGGATGTTGCAACGGATTCTCTCCAGGCTGGTGCAGAGGATGATAAGGAATTCGAGCGGCGCTTGAAAGTTGCAGACCGCGCTCTGAAGGAGAAGGAACTCCAAATCAAAATAAGAGAGTCAGAACACCGAATGCAGAATGGAGGTCAGAACGAGCAGGCTGAAAGACAGCTGATGGAGATGCTCAATAGTGAACAATGATCTTAAACTTAGTGCAGACATAAGAATAAAAGCAAAAGGATCGGTTAACAGCGCAGATTGTTTTTCATCATTTAGTAGTTATATAGGAGAAGTATACTAATGCTAATGACACAGAAAGAACTAGAACAAATACTAGGCTTAATTTCAGCAGAAGTGTCTAGACAGTTAGACACTCGAGAGAAACAGGCCACAGACACTAAAAAGGCTACAAAGAAAGTTAAAGAAATTGCTTGACATTTGCTTAAAAATATGGTATAATAGTGTGGTACAATCATTTAAACCAAGGAGAATCCTTTAATGGAACCTAATTTAGAAAATTACTACAACCTCTACGATGATCTATTCTTGACAGACGGCTGGAAGCAGTTTGTTGCAGATTTCACCAAGAACGCTAACGTTATCAATTCAGTAGAAGCAACGACAGACAACGACGATCTCCGATTCAGGAAAGGTCAGTTGAATGTCATAGCCTCTATAATTCACTTAGAAGAGATGATTAAGCAATCGCGTGAAGCTGCTGAAGCTGAAGGCAATGCTGAAGATATTTGATTATAGATGTTCAACCTGTAATGAGGTAACTGAACATATCGTAGAAGACTCTGCCGCAGAACTCCTTTGTGAGTGCGGCACAATTAAGAATAAGATGTTATCAAGTCCTGCATTCATACTCGACGGTGCTTCAGGGGATTTCCCAGGCCGTCACATGAGGTGGATTAAAGAGCATGAAGCAGCAGGCAAAAACGGAAACCCTGACGGGTAACTTCCTAATTTATTTCCATAATACCGATAGGTACGGAGTTTAATAATGGCTAGAGCAACACTGCTTGACGAGCAAATAGAAGACCAAGAAGACGAACTGGATGTAGTTGATACGACAGAACAGTTTGAGGAAGAACCCCAAGAGCCTGAGCAATCAGTCGAAGAGGCACCTCAACTGCCTGACAAGTACAAAGACAAATCACTTGAAGACTTGGTGCAGATGCATCAGGAAGCTGAAAAGATGATTGGTCGCCACAGTTCTGAAGTTGGAGAACTTCGACACGTTGTTGATAATTTTATTACATCGCAAACGGCTCTACAGCAACAACAGCCACCTCAACAAGAAGACGATACAGACGATGTTGATTTCTTCACTGACCCTAAAACAGCAGTATCCAGGGCCATTGAGAATCATCCAAAGATAAAGCAGGCTGAAGAATATGCATCTCAGCAGCAGCGTGAAGCGTTAAAAGCACGTTTCGCACAGGAACATCCTGACGCTAAAGAGATCATGGGAGACAGTGCCTTTGTTGACTGGGTGAAGGGATCTGAATATAGAACTCAGATGTTTGTTGATGCGGATCAGAATTATAATTTCTCCGCTGCTAACGAGTTGTTCTCACTCTGGAAAGAGAGAGCCAGCATGATACAGCAGACCGCAGCAGTAGACAAGCAAGCTCGTAAGAGTAGTTCTAAAGCAGCCCAAACAGGATCTGGTCGCAGTGCTCAAACGGGTAGTCGTAAAAAGATTTACCGTAGAGCAGATATTATTAAACTTATGGTTGATGACCCTGATCGTTATGCTGCTCTCAATGATGAGATTATGCAGGCGTATCAAGAGGGTCGCGTTAAATAAATTAGGAGATAGATCATGGCTGGTGAAACATCAGGTGCCTATTTTACAGCTAATGCTGTAGTAGACAAAACCGCAGCAGGTACATTCGTTCCAGAAATCTGGAGTGATGAGGTAATTGCTGCATATCAAAAGAACCTTAAGTTGGCTCCTCTCGTAAAGAGACTTCCAATGAAAGGAAAGAAAGGCGACGTTATTCATATACCGAAGCCTACACGTGGTTCAAGCTCTGCTAAGGCAGAGGCTACTGCGGTAACAATCCAAGCGAATCTTGAGAGCGAGTTGCAGGTAACTGTTGATCGTCATTTCGAGTATTCACGCTTAATCGAAGACATCGTAGACGTACAAGCTCTTAACAGCCTGCGTCAGTTCTATACAGAAGACGCTGGTTATCAACTGGCACTTCAGGTAGATACTGATCTTGTTAACACCGCTACAGGTTTTGGCGATGGTACTAAGACTCTGGCTCCTACTGATGGCGCTAACTGGGAAAACTCAAACAGCTACTACTTCAACGCCGCTACTGGTTTGACTCTGTACACAGACGATACAGTTGCTACTGGCGATAACTTCACTGACCTCGGTTTCCGTGAAGCTATTAAGTTGATGGATGACGCAAACGTACCTATGGACGGTCGTGTTTTAGTTATTCCACCTGCTGCTCGTAAGTCTATCCTTGGCCTTGATCGTTACGTTTCTAGCGACTTCCGCGACGAGCGTAGTGTTAAAACTGGCTTGGTTGGTTCTGTGTACGGCGTTGACATTTACGTGTCAAGCAATGCACCTACCCTTGAGACTTCTGTTCAGAACGCTGGCGGCTCTATTGCTGTTCGTGGTTGTTTGTTTATGCATAAAGACGCTATTGTCTGTGCAGAGCAAATGGCAGTACGTTCACAAACTCAATACAAGCAAGAGTACCTTTCTACCTTGTATACCGCTGATACTCTCTACGGTACGCAGGTTTACCGTCCCGAAGCTGGTTTCATTCTAGCTATAGCTGACGAGTAATCTACCTAGCCCTCTTCGGAGGGCTTCTTTTACTAGCATCTTCTAACGAGGGTGCTGCTAAAAGACACAAGAGGTCTGCGATTCTAAGCAGATAACCTACAGGTCGTACCCGCAATTAAACACATTTCAGGTAGGTTAATTTTATGTCCAATTATACCAAGCTCGTAGACTTTGCAACAAAAGACTCATTGCCTACAGGCGACCCCGATAAGATCATAAAAGGTACAGAGATTGAAACCGAATATGATAACATCGCAGTAGCAATCGCTACCAAATCCAACTCCGAAAGTCCAACATTCACCGGCACTGTAACAATACCAACCTTATCCGTCACCGGAGTTACAACTGTGGGCGGCGACATCCTGTCCGACACAGACTCAACAGACAGTCTTGGTTCCACTGGCGTTCGTTGGCTTAAGGTTTGGACTGATACGTTAACGGCGGGTACGCTGACGATTGGTTCAGGCTCGATAGTTGACTCAAGCGGGGCTATCTCGTTTGGTGATGATAACCTAGTTACGACTGGTACGTTAGGCAGTGGAGCACTAACCGCTACATCGTTATCCTTAACCACAGACTTGGCTGTTGCTGATGGAGGCACAGGCGCAAGTGATGCAGCAACTGCCAGAACCAATCTTGGTGTTGACGCTGCTGGTACAGACAATTCAACAAATGTTACTTTGGCAGGAACGGGTACTTACCTATCTTTAGCAGATCAGCAGATAACAGTAGACCCAATCACAGAATCAGACATTTCTGATTTACAAAGCTACTCGCTGTCTTCACACAATCACACGGGAACGTATCAGCCTTTGGCAGCGGCGCTTACCGATACCACCGCGCCTTTCACTACAGCTTTAGATACTAAGCTGGATGGAATTGAGACTGGTGCTGATGTAACCGATGCGACGAATGTTGCTGCGGCTGGCGCGTTGATGGATTCGGAAGTAGATGCCGACATTAAAACTTTGTCGCTTCCGGCCAGTACAACAATAAGCGCATACGGTGCGACCTTAGTTGACGATGCGGACGCTGCAACTGCACGTGCAACTCTCGGCGTTGTTATTGGTACAGACGTTCTTTCCCCTACAGGTGATGGTAGTGGTCTAACGGGAATTACTGGCGGCAGTGGCCTTACCGGTGTTACTGATATTGTTTCTCCGTTTAACACATTTGTTGGTTATCTTTCTGGAGAAAACGTCACAGGTGTTAGTAACGTAGCCATAGGTTACGGAGCACTAGATGCCGCAGTATCCGTAACGAATACGGTTGCTATTGGTTTAAATGCAATGGGCGCAGGAGTAACCACAGGCGCAGACAACATCGCTATAGGTCAGCTGGCAGGTAATGATCTTACCTCTGGAGCAAGTAACGTCCTTGTAGGCCTGAGTGCAGGCACAAACGTAACAACAGCGTCAGACATTGTAGCGATTGGTAAACAGGCTATGGGGTCGGGAACTACAACAGGAAATGGTACTGTTGCTATTGGGTACAGGGCTGGCTACGCTCTTACCTCTGGTCTGCTAAATACTTTGGTCGGCTACTTCGCTGGTGATGCACTCACAACTGGACGTTTCGCAACGGTGTTAGGTTACGGTGCATTATCCGCAGCCACTGCTTGTGGTGATGGTACTGTTGCTATTGGTAGGCAGGCAATGGAAAACGCAGCTACCTCTGGCGCGGGTAATACAGGAGTTGGCCAGTTCGCAGGACGCGCATTAACAACAGGGGCTTATAACACCATACTTGGCTCAAACGCAGGTGAGGCGCTAACCGACCCAAACTACATAGTCGCAATAGGCTACGGCGCACTCGATGCAGCTACTAATGCGGGTGATGACAACATTGCTCTCGGTAGAGATGCGCTGGGCGTTGGTGTTGTTACTGGGTTGGGTAACATTGCAGTTGGTTATCAAGCGGGGCAAGACCTTACCACCGGTTATGCAAATGTTTTTATGGGGTATACGGCAGGAGCTAACGTAACAACAGGTGCAAGCAACGTAGCCCTTGGAAATCAAGCGATGGCGCTTGGTATTGTTACAGGCACAGATAACGTAGTATTAGGTAATCTCGCCGGACAAGACCTAACAAGTTCATCACAGAGCGTTCTAATTGGATACCACGCCGGTTTAAACCTGACGACTGGGGCGGCTAATGTAGCCATAGGCTCATCTGCTATGGGGCTTGGCATTACTACTGGCGCAAATAACGTAGCGATTGGCGCTGCTGCGGGTAACGACCTTACCTCTGGCGCTGATAACGTCTTTATGGGAAGATTATCGGGCGCTAACATAACAACAGCGTCCTCACTGGTTGCTATTGGTAATGGCGCATTAGACAACTCAACCGCACCCGGCGATGGCACGATAGCGATTGGCAGAGATGCAATGGGAATAGGCGCTGCCACTGGCGCGTCCAACTTGGTAATTGGTGATGGCGCCGGTAGGGATATGACGTTAGCTGATTACAGTGTGCTCTTAGGCTACCAAGCTGGCTATAACCTAACCACCGCCGATTACAATGTAGGCATTGGCTTTAGGGCGTTAGGAGTTGGGACAGTAACGGGTCTCGGTAATGTAGCAATTGGCGCAGATGCCTCTAATGATATGTCTTCTGGGGCTTATAATACGTTTATAGGATACGCCGCAGGTAAAACAATCAACTTTGCCACTGGCTCCAACACCACCGCCATCGGCAACGGCGCTAACCCTTCAAGCTCAAGTGTTTCTAACGAGATTACTTTAGGTAATGACAGCATTAATGCTGTTCGTATCCCAGGGGCTTCACTTGCCTACGCGAGTGATACTTGGGACTTCGGCGATAAGACAATTGCTAAAGCGACATTGAAAGACTACGGTGAAACCACAAACGCAATCGGCTCAACAGGTGGCGGTACTCAGGACATTGATTTAACTTTGGGCAACAGTGTTTCTGCCACTGTAGATACAAGTGCCAACACTTTTACCTTCTCTAACCCAACCGCCTCAGACGAGCTGTGCGGCTTCACGCTGTATTTGGTCAACGGAGGCTCACAAACGGTCACATGGCCTGCTTCGGTAGCTTGGCCCGGAGGTACAGCCCCGACACTCACTGCTTCTGGTACAGACAAACTAGTGTTTGAGACTATTGATGGGGGCACCACATGGCTGGGTAACTTGGTAGGATCGGCGTATGCCTAGTCATAGACGTAATTTATTAGGGGCTGCGGGGCAGGCTGGTGGGCTTGATGTGTCAGAGGTTTTTTCAATCGATACGTGGACAGGTACAGGAGCTACACAAACCATCACTAATGGCATTGACCTTGCGGGTGAGGGCGGCATTGTTATTATTAAGGAAGATGCGAAAACTAATTGGCATATCTTTGATACAGTGAGTGGTGTAAATAAGTATTGGCACTTTAACACAAACGACGACCTTCTCTCCGATGCCAATACAGTCACTTCATTTAATAGTGATGGCTTCACACTAGGCTCTGACCCCGATGTGAATCAGAGTGGGCAGACTTTTCACGCATACACCTTTCGACAAGCTCCAAACTTTTTTGAGATAACAGCCATTTCTCACACTAATGGCGCAGACTCTACGCATACCTTTTCTACACTCACCACGGCATCAATGATTATGTGCAAGCGGATTGGTTCGGCGGCTGGCTCAAACAATGGGCAGGTATTGTCTAGCGAGTTCGCGTCTGACGCATTATCAGTAAACCTAACGGCTCTTGACACAGCCTCTGATGCTAACGAATTTGAGCGTAACGGGACGGACGGAGTTAGGATATTATCTGGAATGACCACAGCAGATTATATAGCGTATTGCTGGGATACTGCGTTAGATATAGTTTCTATAGGAACATATACGGGTGACGGAACAAGCAACAAGAGCGTAAGTGTTGGATTTCAACCGCAATATGTAATGACAAAGAGTTATACAAACTCAAGCGAGGAATGGTATCAGTTTGAGGATGTAAATCTTTCAGTGCCGACTGGCTCAGGTGACGATATGTTGAGATGGAATCGAGATAACCAAATCAGCAGTGGAAACGATTTAATAGATTTCGACTCTGATGGATTTAATGTTACAGGCATAGTGACCACGAACAACAACAGTACAGACTATCTTTACATGGCAATTAAGGCGGAATAATTATGAAAGATTTAGTAATAGATGGCGTTATAGTCAAAGAAAATGCAAAGCCATCGGACATAGTTGTTCTGGATGCTGATGGTAATCCCACCACGGCCTCTATCCCGAAAGCTAAGTATGCTGAACATGGATTACTGGAGCGTGTTAGGACAGATAGGCCCGTAGGGGACTTTGCTGTAGAAGAGGCATCTCCTATCCTAGTTGACGGAGTACCTACCCAGCAATGGACAACCAGACCCTTCACTGAGGCAGAACTTGCTCAGCAGGCAAAGCAGGCCGCAGATAAACTCAAGTTCTCTGGTGTTGAGTTCACTGACCCTACAGGCACTAACGCATCTCCTCTAATGCTCTCAGCAACTGCTGAAGACCAGAATGGATTAGCCGCTGTTAACTTGGCAGTGATAAACGCTAGGGGTGCAGGGCTTACCATATCCCCGATACAGTTCAGCTTCGAGAATGACACGATTTGTGTTATCACAAACGACAATTTTAATGCAATGTATGCGGTCTGGGCACCATTCAGGCAGGGATTTTTCTCAGTCTAATGACAGTCAAGGAAAGTATTTCTTATGGAGCATAGCAGGCGAGAATCAGACATGACTGACGGACACACCTTGAATAACGGGCGCTTAACAACTCTTGAAAAACGTCAGAACCACATGGATGAGCAACTAGGTGTTCTCTCCCAAGACATGGCTTCTGTTAAAGCAAGCATACCAGGGATTGTTGATACACTAAGTAAGATTTCTGATAAGGTAAATGCACCACCAGTCTCTACAAACTGGTTTGGTCTTGTTGGCGCTTTTGTCTCTGTTGTGCTTATCATGGGCGGTGGTGTTAACTTAGTTATAGCGCCTATACTAAAGAACCTCGATAGACAAAACAACTTCTTAACAAACCTGAATGAAAAACATTATGTAATGGCTCAGGATATATCAGAGCAGGGAGTACGCATTGAGTGGCTTCGTTCTGATACAGACCACAAAGACGAGCAGTACCACCAATGGCAAGAAAGAGTTGACGTATTAGAAAGCAAGGCAGCAGCAGCAGAGATTTCACGCAGGGCTATCGGTAACTACGCAAAAAACCTTGAAGCTCGTTTAAACTACGAAAGAGATAGACCGTGAGACTCAGTTTAGTTTTAGTTGCGCTGTTCATTATTGGATGTGGTCAGGTTCCAGTCAGGGATGAGGCATTGGTTCTTAGGAGCACAACACCCCCTCCAGGCTATGTTGAGGTACTTCGAGACTGTGAGTCTGTTATGCGCGGTGAATCCTCTAAAAAAAACTTAACTTTAGAAATGTGCAAGGCTTTGTGGCAGATCCAATAAAACTCACGTGGGAACTAAAGCGAGATCTTAATAATTTCAACTGGGAGCTTAACGGAATGATCTCGTATCAGAAGGATGTTGAGCAGTATTCAACGAGTGATTGGTGGGCCTATACTGAAGACAAAGGTGACTGTGAAGACTACATGCTCACCAAAGCCCTATGGTTATTGATGAAGTTTGGCGAAAAGGATTGGGGTTTTGACAGAGCAAACATACGAATGACAACGTGCTGGGTAGAGAACGGTTTAGGTTATCATGCAGTGCTTACGTTAATCACAGACAAAGGCGACCTTGTGTTAGATAATAGAAGAACATTAGCAACACTAGCCAAAGACTTAGTTAGGGATGGCTATAAGTTTGACAAGCGCGAGAAAGACCAGACAACAAACCCTGGCGAGTGGGAGTCTATAACGTATGAAGTATAGTGTGTTGATTTTACTGTTGCTGGCTGGATGTGCTGCTACACCGCTCAACGAAGATCCCAAAGCAGGTTACTTTCTAGTATCTACAGGAGGCGTATCAGGTGTTGTTCAAATAATCTCTGGTGGTATTCGTTATTGTAAGGTAACACAGTCCAACTTAGGCAATACAGAATTCAACGTAATTGTTAAATATGATGGCGAGGCTTGTTTAGTGGAGGCACAATCGAATGATAAAGATTCCGCGATACTCACTGACTGATAGTGGTCTAGGTCGTCTTGATAGATCCTTTACGTTTAAGTGTCCCGTTATTGGGCAACCTTGTTCCACAGAGTATGTAGATCTAATGGCTACAGGTAGTTTAAATATCTATACTGGATACCTTTGGGACTTTGGCAGCGGCCCCGCCATAGATACACCCGCAGTTGTATATGCTTCTCTTGGTCACGACGTTCTCTATGATTTAATAGGCAAGGGTAAGTTACCGAAGCGTTATAGAAAGACTGCTGACGTTTGGTTTAAACAGTTACTCAAGGATGCAGGTATGGGTTGGTTCCGCAGACAGTACATGTACTTAGGTGTCCGTTGGGGATACCCTTTAACACAGGTTTTTAAATAGTATGCCCTATCCTAACTTTACACCAGAAGAACTAGCAGGCTTTGCAGCTCAGGCGCAGCAGTATCAAAACGGTGGTATGTTAACTCAACCGGCTCCTGCGCCCGCTCCAGCACCTGTACAGACACAATACAGTTTACCTCCTAACCTACCCAGCATGGAAGAGATGCAGGATGTTGCAGCACAGCGTCAGGCTGAACTAGCTGCGCAAGCACAAGCTGCAGAGCAGATAAGGCTACAGCAGCAAGCCTATGCAGAACAACAGCAACAAGCAGCTCAACAGTCTTCTGCTGGTGGACTCTTGTACGACACGTATGACACTGTTGATCCTGAGCACTACACGGCACAGTTCAGCCAAGGTATAGGCGTAAATACTCGGCCTGATATAGGACGGACTGTTGATTACCTACCCAACAGACCAGGAATTAGTAATACTCCTACGCACCACGGCCAGTACTATCAAGAACCTGAAGGTGGTTTTGAATCATTACAGTATGGCACTATTGAAGAAGCAGCTCAGAAGTTACAAGCAGCAGAGCAGCTACCAACACAGATAGTTGAAGACACAGAAAAGTGGCATAACTATTATGTTGACAATCCTACACTAAGAGCTTACCTATCTGTTGATGAGCAGACAGAGCTTGCTTACCTCGATCAGAGAACTGGATTAATAACAGAAAAGGAACAGAAGGAACTCGTTAAAGAAATAAGAGACGCTGCTGGTCTTCCAAGAAAGACAGGCATAGACGGTAAAGATAGTACTTATGAGTACCAGTACGGAATCCGTAACGACAACGAAACTGATAATCCCTATGCTGACTTGCTTACCAACTCAGACAAGATCGGTGCCTATGCTCGTAGACATTCAGTTAATTCTGGTGGTTATATCGAGCAGGGCTTGCAAGGCGCAGCTGAGTTTTTAGACTCTAAAGCTGGATCGTTATTACTAGGACTGGGTACTGTTATTCCTGGACTTGCAGCTATTGGGACAGCATTAGAAACGGGAGCACCTATCCTAAACGCTGTTGGAGGCGCTGTTGCTGGTAACGTGGCTGGTAACACAGCTGAGAATGTATTATCTACTATCAGTGATACTGCTGGGTTGTTTGACGTAGGCGTCGATGATGGGTCTCCTAAAACCGCTGGAAATATAGAGACAAATATAGACGCGTTCAAAGACATCTACTCAGATACAGGCGACTTCTACGGAGTGTACAGACCAGGCATCGAAGGAGTAGTCAGTGACGTAATCGACACAGTGACTGGACAGCCAGCAGCGGACATGACAGGCGCTCTAGGTGATATAGTTATCGAAACAACTACAGATGAACAGGGTGACGCTAAGTGGACTTACACTAACGCTGATGGTACAACTGTAGCGGGAGACCATAACGGAAATATATGGGAAATCTCTGATGATACTGTCGCGGGCGGCGGTGGTTCAAGTTCAGATTCTTCTGGTGGAGAACCTTCAGCTCCTACTAGAGACTGGGCTAATTACCAGCCTAGTGATGATGAAGTGTTAACGCCTAACCACGAGTACACAGACTACTCAGACAATGGTGAAGTAGGTAGGCACACTAACCCAGACGGCTCTGTTGTTGCTTGGAATGTCTACGGAGAAATATGGGCTGTTGATGATGCAGAAGAACCAGAAGATATTTTTACAGATACCACTGAAGATGACACTACTATAGACATAGGCATTGATGATATTATTGATGGCGATACTAACGATACCAGTGGTGTTGATTCTACAGGCGATGGCGATACAGGTACTGGCACAGTAGACGGTGCTAATGATGATGTTGGTGACGGTAATGGAGATGGTACAGATATAGACAACACCGGAGGCACTGGTGGAGGTACTGGCACAGGAGACGGTACTGGCACAGGGACTGGTTCTGGAAACGGATCTGGTTCAGGTTCTGGTAGTGGCGGCGCAGGCCCAGGACAGTTCAACAGCTTCATGACCAAACTAGATTGGAAACGTCCAGACGTTGTACAGAATATACTCCTACCCAGACAAAACGCATTCAATGAAGTAACAATGCTAACAAACAGGTTAATTACATAATGACATACTTAGATTTAGTTAACAACGTACTCCGACGCTTACGAGAAACAGAAGTCTCAAGTGTGCCTCAGACCACATACAGTGTTATGGTTGGAGATTTCATTAACGATGCTAAGACGGTTGTTGAACAGGCTTGGAACTGGTCGCAACTTCGTTCTACATTGACAGTCCCAACTGTAGCTTTGACAACAACGTACTCGCTAACAGGCTTCGGAGACACAGCGTCGCTACAGACTGCTGTTAACGACACAAGTAATGCTGTGTTGGAATATCGACCGAGGCAGTGGCTAGAAGAGCAGATATACGTTAGAGGCGCAACTGAAGGCTCTCCAACGTATTACACCTTCGCTGGTGTTGATGGTTCTGGCGATGCACAGATACAAGTATATCCAACTCCTGACGCTGTTTACTCTTTGCGTTTCGATACAACTCTCAGACAAGATGCACTCTCTGATGGAGCCGATGTACTGCTTGTGCCTCATATGCCAGTCCTGCACTTAGCCCTTGCACTGTTAGCTAGAGAACGTGGCGAGAACCAAGGCAGTACAGCACAGGAATACTTCGCAGTTTCTGAGCAGTATCTCCAAGATGCAATCGCATACGACGCAGCAAGACACCCTGAAGAAACGGTATGGTATAGCTAATATGGCATTACAACTACAGGACATTTCAATCGTCGCACCTGGTTTCAAAGGAATCAATACAGAAGATTCTCCTTTGGCTCAGGAAGCCTCGTTTGCAGACGTTGCAGATAACACGATTATTGATCGGCGCGGTCGAATGGCTTCACGCAAAGGTCGTACGTTATTGACCACCACCGACACAGAACTGAATGGACAGCCGTTAAACGCTATTGGGAAGTATCGCGACGACGCAGGTAATACAAAGTTATTCTTTGCTGGCAACAATAAGATACTGAGCAACGCTGTTACGTTAACTGATGAGACACCAGCAGCATATACCATAACAGCAGACGACTGGAAGATTGTTAATTTTAATGATAACCTTTACTTTTTTCAGAGTGGGCATGAGCCGCTTGTCTATAACAATGCCCTTGGCGCAGTTACAAAGATGTCTTCTATTGCTGGTGCACTCGCTGTTACCTCTGCGATGTATGGTAATGAGGTAATCGGCGCGTGGGGACGACTATGGACTGCTAATATGGCAGCAGATAAGTCAACTATATACTGGTCAGACCTACAGTTAGGTGCTCAGTGGAGCGGTGGATCTTCTGGCTCTATTGACATCTCTGATGCTTGGCCTGACGGTCACGATGAGATTGTTGGCCTCGCAGCGCACAATAGTTTGTTAATCATCTTTGGTCGGCACTCTATCATTACATATTCTGGTGCAGACAGCCCCGCATCAATGGTTATTCAAGATACTATATCAGGTGTTGGCTGTGTCGGTAGAGACTCAATACAGTATACAGGTACTGATCTGTTATTCTTATCAGACACTGGGCTGCGTTCGCTTGGTAGAACTATACAAGAAAAATCAATGCCTCTTACGGAGCGATCCTTGAACGTTAAGACGCAGCTGACCGCTTACATTCAAACAGAGACTGTTGGATACAGAGCAGTTTACTCACCAGAAAACGGATTCTACCTGTTACACTTCCAGGATGTTGGTATTAGTTACTGTTTTGATTTACGCGGAGAACTCGACGATGGCTCCTACCGAGTAACGCGATGGACAAGTACGATCTTTGATTCATTCTTCAGAGACCCTGACGATGGAACACTCTACCTTGGAACCACTGAAGGTATCTGTACATATTCTGGATACACTGATAATGGTTCCTCTTACCGTTTTAGATACTCAAGTCCTTCGTTATCTTTTGGTGACTCTTCTCGGTTAAAGTTCCTGAAGAAGATTAAACCAACACTGGTTGGAGGCAATGGACAAACAGCTATCGTGTCTTGGGCGTATGATTTCGCTTATAACAGTCAGTTTGCATCCTTCCCAGTCGGCAACGAAACAACAGCATTCTATGGTATTGATGAGTACAACATAGCTGAGTACAACTCAGGCGCACTCGCAACACGTAAATCAATTAACGCAAACGGTTCAGGAGAAGTTGTGGCAATCACATTTGAGATAGACGTAAATGGATTCCCTGTATCTCTTCAGGAACTAAACATATTAGCAACAATAGGAAAGGTGACTTAAATGAGCTGGTGGGATGAATGGGGACAAGAAGCAGCAGGTACAGCAGGTGCTATAGCTGGTATCTACAAGGCATACGACGATCTAGGTGACATTGGTGACAAAGCATTTACTAAGGCAGGGAGTCTAGCAGACAAGCTACAGGCCCAGTCTTCGTTTAAGCCATACGGAATCACTACTGGTACTGGCGGTCAGTTTAAGATGACACAAGATCCGATTACTGGGCAGATGCAGTACAAGCAGAGCCTTGGCGATAAGGAGTGGCAGAGCTGGAACGCACTACAGAACAACGCTCTGGGTGCCTTTAGTAATCAAAGTCCGTCAGGCTACGGTGGTATGATGGATGCTTCTCAACAAGCATTCACTCAAGGTTCTGACTTTATGAACAGAGCTGGTCAAGATACAGCTATGCGCGAGTCAGACATCTACAATCGAATGAGAGCTATGCAGTCTCCTGAAGAGGAACGTCAACGCCTCGCCTTGGAAGAACGTCTGTTTAACCAAGGCCGTCAAGGTGTCTCCACTGCTATGTATGGTGGTACGCCTGAGCAGTTGGCAATGAATAAAGCACAGGCAGAGGCACAGAACATGGCAGCTTACCAGGCTATGCAGCAAGCTCAAGCAGAGCAGGCGCAGCAAGCACAGATCGGTAGTGCATTTACTGGCATGGGCGGTACATTAGCTAATCAAGGATCTGGTTTGTTAAATCAGAATCAACAACGTGGTCTTGCCGCGTTGCAGGGTTCTTACATTCCACAGGCATCTATGAATGACTCACTACAGCCTGGAATGACAGCAGCCGCAGCACAGCAGCAACAAAACCAATACGGTTTAGGACTCTACGGCGAGACTCAGATGAGTGGCCTAGATGCTTACCTCAGTGCGAACCTTGGTGCAGGTAATCTGTTGGGCAATGCAGCCTCTGGTGTGTTAGCTGGTATCTTCGGAAAGGAGGATTAAGTTATGCCTAAGTTTAGTAATCAGTTAATACAAGGACTTACGAATCCAACGTACGGCGATAAGCTAGCTCAGGCTGGTATGTTGCTGGGGAGTGCTCCGCGTAGGGCTAGGGAAAAGGAAGCTGAAGCAGATGCTATTGGTTCTGTTAATACTCTATATAACGAAGCTGTTGCCGCATCAGAGTCGGGAAGCATTGAAAGATTGGACAAGGCTCGTAACAAACTACAGCAACTTGACCTATTACCTAACACTTCTAAAGAGTTGAAAGCTAGGATCGCAGCGGGACTTGCAAACATAGATCAACTGAGGGGAGCGACAAAGGCTAATAGACAGAGAAACGACATAACTACTGTTGGTAACATTGATAAGATATTGGCTCAACAGAACGGAGCTGGTTCTTGGGTAGGTGCTTCTCCACGCGATCAAGCTAAAGTTGATGAGGTTAATAAAGCGTTAAGTCAGCGTCGTGATGCACTTATGCAGGACTCTCAAGTTGAAACTGCTGTTATGCAAAACGACGTAGCAAAAGCTCAGGCAAATACTTTGAAGGAAGTAGAGGCAGCTAAACAGTTTACTAATGCTAATCTACAAGCGTATACAGCCGCTGCAAAGGACATCACTAAGCCAGAGATCCTTGATAATCTTGTTGCTAAAGCTTCTCCTGAAATGCAAGCAACAGCACAGAAAATGGCTAGTAACGCTAGAGCTAATGCAAAGGCAGCTTATGATCTGGAAAGGGAAGTGGAGAAGAACAACCCAAGTCCTAATTTAAAGTCTGCGTTAAACCGAGCAAGTACTCTTTCTGAAGCGTCACAAACTAAACTGAAGCCTCTCATTGAGAATCTCGAAGCGGCTGCGTCTATGAAGAAGAACGATGGCACTTGGGTTACAGGAGGGGTAGAGGAATATAAGAGAGCCTTGAAGAACTACAACACTGCTGTATCACAGGCAAGCGGTTTAGAGCTTAACCAGGAGATTAATGAGGAGTTTAATAATAAGAAGGCATTTGATGATAAGATGTATAATGCTCGTATGGACGCTAAAAAGGGTAGAATGAGTTGGATAAATAGCAGAGCGAAACAAATAGCTGAAGTTAATAATAGAGATAATATAATCCAAGACGACCTTGACCAAGCTCGTATAGACCGTATGCAGAAAGAAGCAGATGATGTTGCATTAGCTGAGAGAGAAGCAAAGGTACGTCACGGTTTAGCCTCACGCGAAGACATAAAGATGGAAGAAGGTGCTAACTCTGTTCTGGAAGCGAGGACTGAAGGATACTCTGACGAAGCAATAAAAGATAATCTTCTAAAACTAGACTTTACTGAGAAGGAAGTAGATAGTTTGTTGTCTGTTCCTAGAGAAGCCCCTGAATCAACTTCCGAAGAACTCTTCTTAGAAGCACAGGGACAGCCCGGTTTGTTTTCTAGGATGCTTGACTCACTCTCGGAAAAGGAGTGGGTATCCTCAACACCCTTGGGAGTTCAGAATGCTGTGCAAGCTATAAGGAGGAATGCTAAGAGCAGCGGGAAGGTAAGTAAAGATCAAGCCGGCATTAAAGTGCTTCTTAAATATAGTAAGGGAGAACTTGAAGGCTTTGGTGTAAACGAACATCTTATAGACATAATAGAAGGTATGCGTTAAATGGCAAAGCGTTCCCTAGATGATATAATGAGTCCTTTAGCTAAGTCTTCCACTGGTTTTAGCCACCTCAGTGAAGCCTCTCCCAGTAGTCTTCTCCAGATGTTAAACGAAGAGAGCGACACTGAGGACTACAGTGCCTTCCGTTCAGGCGCAGTCGAGTTACTAGAGGGAGCTATCGGTGCTGGTGATGAGCTAGATGCCATGCTACGGAGACTGTCAGGTGATGCAGATACTTGGGATGAAGCCATTGATGCCTCTCGTGCTGACCTAAAACGGTTTGGTAATGAGAACCCACTAACATCTACACTGCTAACCGGAACAGGACTCGCTGCTGGTTTGTTTATCCCAGGCGCAGGCATGGCTAAGATAGCACAGGCAGGTACTACTGCACAGAGAGCTATGAAGGCTGGTGCTTTAACTGCTGCCGAGGGTTCCGTTTACGGTTTCCTTTCAGGTGAAGGTGAAGAGGGACGCTTGACGGGTGCTGCTCTAGGTGCTGGTATTGGTGGTGTACTCGGTGGTGCTTCCAGTGCGTTATTAACCAAAGGTGTTCCAACTAAGATTGAGAAAGGAGACGGCGTTGGTAGCCATATAGGAGGCGACAACGGCTTCAATAAAGACGTACCTCTCGTTAAGGAGTCTGGCGGTACTGCACGTAACAAGAATGAAACGTCCGCAGGGGAACGAACAGTACGCAGTGTTGAAACAGGCGACGCGGGTGAAACACTTAAACACACTAACGCTTTCTGGTCTTCAATCTTCTTATCTACTGAAGAGTGGT